GAACTGAAGAGTCCAGGGACATTTTCCAGCACGAGCCACCGAGGTCGGCGCTGCTCCACAAGGTCGAGAAAGGTGAAGGCAAGGCTGCTTCGCTTGCCTGCGAATCCAGCTCGCTTGCCAGCGACGCTGAGGTCTTGGCAGGGGAACCCGCCCGACCAGATGTCTGCTTCTGGGATGTCATTAGCGTCCACCTCCGTGATGCTTCCCAGATTCGGAGCGTCTGGGAATCGCTCTGCCAGCACCGCGCAGGCGTATGGGTCAATCTCGCTGACGCTGACCGTCTCAATGCCAGCGCGCTCAAAGCCGAGGTCAAGACCGCCGACTCCGCTGAAGAATGAGGCGTGCCTCACTTGCCCTCCTTCTTTGCTCGATCTTTCTTTGCCCAGCCCTCGCCGGTGAAGACCACCGCCGCTGGCGTGTAAACCATCCGCATCCAGCGGCCGCACTTCTCGCAGCGCGGGTTGTAGACGTTCTGCATTGAGTGGGTGTGTTCCTCTCGGTGTCCGCAGTCGCCGCAGCGGTACTCGTAAACTGGCATTAGCCAAGCACCGCGAAGAGGAACACCACGAACGCAAAGCCCCAGATGCCGATGGCGAGATCCATCAAGCCCTGTGCGCGCCTGCGCTCGTCCGCAAGGATGTCGGTCTTGATTGCCACTCGTTTGTAGACCAGTGGCTGCGTCTTTCGGTTCAGCTTCATCGCATTGACCCCAGTGCCAACATCAGCACCATTGCTGCGATGAACGATGCGACTGCGAGTGAGTCCAAGATCATTGCCTTCACTTTGCTGCCTCCTTCAACTGCTCAAGGGTTGTCTCGCCGGTTGCAATGCGAGCGATCTCGCTCCACGCGATTGGCGCGTGCTCTGCAACTGGCTTCTCATTGCGCTTCGGACGAACGCCCAGCTCAAAGATGAGCGATGGAAGTTCGGTCGAGGTAGGATCGCCAACCACGAAGACGGCGTGTCCCTTGCGCTCGCTGCGGCTGACCCAGCCGAAGTTCTTGTTCACCTTGACCTCCTCATCGGGATCAGCCATCTGGCTGGTTCCTCCCCGATGTCACGATGGTAGAGCGTGACGTCACGGCTTGTCAAGGGGGTGGTCCCCCCCTGGCTGGAGGAGGTCAGCCAGGGGGGATTAGCCGCCCGAAGACGGCCTAGTCATCGTCCTCATCTACGAGCTGCAGGATCACCTCGATGCACGCTCGGCAGATGGCATACGCCAAGATCGCAGTATAGCCAGGGGTCAGGCTCACCGACTGTTCGGCAAACCTCCAAACCCTCGTCGTCTCGTTGCAGACTGAGCACGCGCCGTCAGGTGGGCGCTCAGGCGGGTCGTGGACGAACGGAGCCACTAGCGCAAGCGGATCAGGTACTCAGCCGAGACCTCTCCGTCGCCGTCAAAGAACATTAGCCACTGCCCTGGCTCGCCAGACGCGCCGACGACTTCCTGCGCGAAGCGGTTGCTGCTCTCAAGTGACGGACTGCACCACGTCGTGATCTTGCCGTCGGCAAGGACCAGTCGTGCAGGCTGATGCCAGTGTCCGAACCAGAGGTAGTCAAACGGAGCAACCGACAGACGCCAGCCGCTCGCCTTCTTTGCGACGCCGTACCACGGCATCCCAAGTCCACCTCGGAACTGATCGCCGTGGACGATCATCCCAATCTTGCCGCCAGGCAGTTCCAGCGTGTCGTACCAGTGCCGACCGCCAACGGTCAGGCTCTCCTTCCACGTCACGCGCTTCTCTGTCTGCACGAGTGACCGCGCAATGTTGTAGAGGATTGCGTCGCTGTTGGATTCTGGCGAGTGATCGCTGAATCGTCCCAGCCTGCCGTGGTTGCCGATTGCACCGTAGACCTCGACATTCGGGAAGAGTGCGGCCATCGCGCGCACGAACTGCGCGAGCATCTCCGCACCTCGGAAGATTTGGACGTACAGACCGCCCGCCTCAACCTCGTAGGCTTGTCCTGGGAAGATGTTGCCGTCTGACTCCACGAGGTCGCCAGTGAGCAGAATCTTCACCGTGTCCACAGGGTGATCCTTGCGCTGAATCTCCACGACCCGCTTGACCTTCTCCGCAAGAAGCTGCAGCCGCTTTGCCGCAGTGTCAATGTCGTAGTCCACGCTCTTCTTGCCGAGTTGCCAGTCGCTCAACTGAACGACCGCCACCTCGCGCTTGCCTTTGCGCTTGTCCGGCTTAGGCGCTGGCACGGCTGGAATCTTCATCCCGACCGCTGCGTCCTTCGCCGCCCGATAGACCGCCTCCACGAGTTCTTCGGTCTGCTGGTCCTTCTTGGCGAGTGCGCGAAGTGCGCGTCGGTGCGCCGACTTCAGTTCGTTCAGTTCGTCCTCGCGCTGGAACTCGATCAGATCTTCTGACATCTGCAGTCTCCTCTCCTATGTCGCTGGATGTTGTAGTCAGCCCACTTCTGCCCGCGAAGCTCGCACCATTTCTGGATTGCCCTTGCGGTGATTCGTGCGGCCGCCAATGCCTCGTCTAGCGCCTTGCGATCAGAGTCCGAGATGTCAAGCAACTGGTAGCCGCAGCGCGGACCTTTGGTCACGCTCTGCAGCTCCAGAAACTCGTCTATGCCACCCATTGAACCTCCCCCTACTGCGAATCGGCTACGACCCGCTGAAGCGATCCTGACGACGGCTCACGCCGTTGTCAAGACTTACTTCTTTCCGTTGATTCCGTAGTCCGTCTGGCTTGGGTCAAGAGCCTTGACGATGACCGCCAAGCCTGACGCCAGCCCTGCTGACAGCACGGTGCGGAAGTCGCCGCCAGTGATGTCAAGGAGCGGGATGCCAAGACCGAGTGCCACCGAGATGGAGACGGTAAGGAACGTGCGAACCGCGTCTAGCACCATCTCATCGAGTTTGCTTCCGTCTAGAACCTTCTGGAACTTGCTCATTTCTTTTCCTTTCATTTCTTCGTCACAATGACGATGTGTGATGCAGGCGAGCCTGGCTTGCCTGAAGCGATCGCCTTGAGTTCTGCCTCCGTCACCGGCACGGCGAACTTCTCTTTGGGATCACGCTCATCAAAGGTTGGGTCGGCAAAGACCAGCGTCTTCGCCTCAGCGTCGTAGCCTGCGGAGGTGAGGTGGCCGTACCCTGCGGTGATCACCTTCGGGTCAGTCTTCTCCCAATACTTTGCCCAGTTGCGGTGCCACTTGGAGAGCGCTTGCTTGGGGTAGCCGATTGGTGCCTGCACCCAGACGATGAGCGCGGCTCCAGCCTTTGCAGCTTCTATCGCTTCGGCGAACGTGTCGGCAGGTCGAGCCTTGCAGCCCAGTTCCCTGACGGTCTTCATCATTTCGCTGAGGGACGAGCCGTTGTCGCTCAAGCCTTGCTTCTCCTTGAAGCCAGTGGCGCGCTCCTTCGCCGCTACGCCGTCGGCTGCGCTGAAGTCTGGCGAGTAGCCATTCACGAAGGCCGCAGCCGCAGCCGCGCTCGATGGACCGCAGTCGTCAAGGATGGCGCCGACCTTCTTCTGCGCCTCGGCGTCAGAATAGAGTTGCGACTTGATCTGGTACTTCATTCGCCGATCTCTTCCTTGATGTGCGCGGCAAGTGCAAGACCAGCCTTCTGGTAGTCGAGTGCCGCGCTGATCGGATGGCCAGCGGTGCAGCCCTCGCTGTAGTCGTTGCCGTTGTCGCCACGCTTCCAGAGCGTGCCGCCGAACGCGCTTGCATCTTCGCTTGGCACGAGTGCCACCCACTCGCCTGGCGCGGTGTCAATGCGCGTCCAGCCCTGCTCCTTGAGTTCCCTGCGGTGATCTTCGGTTGTCATTCTTTCCACCTCAAATATCCTGTTGCTACCCAGATGATTGTCATCAGGATGAACAGCGTTGCCATTGTGCTTTGCGTCTGACCTTCTGGCAGTACGACCACCGCGAAGAGCAGACCGAGGATCGTCCACGAGCCTCCGACCAGATCGTTGATGATGTTCCTAAGCACGGCGACCACCCTTTCGGCTTGGCGTATTTCCATTGCCTCCCGCTGGTCCGCCGCCACCAATGTTAGCAGCCGATCTCGCTGCATTTGACGCTGCGGCAGCCACACTTGCAACTTGGCTGGCAATGATTGCGACGGCGACCGGCTGCGCCTCTTCCTTCTCAATCGGATCAAGGTCCTTGCCGATCTCGGTGATGGCCGCAATGTTGGTAAACACCTCAGTCACCGCTTCGGCAACCGCCTCGACCGCAGCCCCTACAACTGGCAGAGCGGGTTCGGGTTCAGGAGTAGGTACAGGAGTGGGATCAGGAGATACGGAAGGAGATGGCGGAACTTCTGTTGGTGCAGGCGTTGGCTCTGGCGTTGGCTCTGGGGTTGGTTCATTTGTCACCTCGGGACTTGGCTCCTCCGTTGGTGTTGGTGTTGGTTCAGGTGTGGGTTCTGGAGTTGGCTGAGGTGTGGGCTGCGGCGTTGGTTCAGGCGTTGGCTGCGGCGTAGGCTCAGGCTCTACAGAAGGCTCTGGCGTAGGGGTAGGAGCCACGCTAGGGCTTGGTGAAGGTAGTTCTGGTGTCTGGGTAGGGGTCGGCTCAGGAGTCGGCTCTGGGGATGGCGTAGGGCTGCCTACGGCGATTGTGAGGAAGCCGATGCCGCAGCACGAGTCGGTAGACAGCACGCGGAAGCCGAACAGGTCACCTGCTGCCAGCACCACCTCGATGTAGCCAGTGGCTGATTGCGTGTTGCCCTCTGCAAGCGTGATCCACTCGCCGCCCACGAGGTACTGCGGCTTGTCGTAGAACGCGCCGTCGGTCGTCAGGTACGACCAGAGGTACTGCGCCGTCTCGGCTTCTAGTGCGGTTGTGGTCAAGCTGGTCAGCGCGTCCCAGCGTGGCTGCTCAGGGAGCGGATTGTTCGCGCCGCCAAGTGTGACGGAGCCATCCTCGTTCGTGACGACCGTGCCGTTGGAGTCGGTGCTGAAGTCCCACTCGTCAAGATCGTCAAGCGCGTAGACAGGCTGAACGAATGGCAAGACGATTGCCAGCGCGAGCAGGAGTGCGCGCAACCTCACTTGCCTGATTGAGATTGCAACCACGCCAGAAGCGTGCCGATTCCTCCTACACCAAGTAGAGCGCCAAGCCCCTTGAGAACGGCAAGGCCGCCCTTCATCTGGTCAATCTCCGCCTTCAGCGCGTCAATTTTCGCGGACTGTGCGTCCAGCCGGTCAATGATTGCGTCTACTTGGGAGCGCGTCATTTATCTCACCTGTGCTAGCTGTGTCCCTAGCCCATATTGCGGCTTGTGACTGAACGTGATCGTAATGATCTGCGTGAATGAACCTGGCTCAAGCCTCCAGTCCACCTGCTCGATTCTATACAACCCGCTCAGCCCAAGTTCTGCACAAGTGATGTCAACCCACTGTCCTGGCTGCCAACTGTTTACAAGCGCAAACGTGCTTGCTCCAGTTTGCGCGTATCCAGCATTGAAACCGTACTGATTGTGCGTGGCGGTTCCAGCGCCACGCAGCGTGACGAATCCGCTCAGCAGCGTTGGGTGCGCTTGGGCAAAGAATGAGTTGGCAGCACGATATGAGTTTGCCCTGTATGTGTCTACGTTCGTCGGCTCGTCAATGCTTCCGTCAAAGTATGGCGCGCCAGGTCGAACCGGATACTCATAGTCCCGATAGGTTGAAACGATCGGCGAATATCCAGTTCCAGCATTGTTTAGAGAAATTCCAGACTTGGTGGTCAGGTGGTCATAGCCGATTTGAAGGCCGTAAGGGATCAGCGTTGCTGCTGCCGTAGTCGTGTTCGGATTAGCGGTGCCACTTGAGATCAGCTTGTACGGGGCAGTAGCATAGGTAGGCTTTCCCGCCTCGTCAACAATCGCATAGTTCAACTTCCCAGTGGCATCAACAAAGTACCTTCGAGGAATACCGTCAATTCCCTGAAACGTCTCGGCAATAGATTCAAGGACGCTCCGTAATCCACCCGACGAGATTTCGTATGTTTCTGGATTTGTCAGTTCAGTTGAGCCTGCGATCTTGGCGGTTCCTGTCGTGCTAAGCAGGCGCTGGAAGGCGGGGTCAAACGCCTTGAAGTTATTCACTGCGGTAAGCATCGAGGTAACCAGCGCCTGCTCGGTCTGATCTACGGCAATGCTGATTGAGTAGTCGCCCAGTGTTCCAGCCGGCGTAACCATTGAAAGCCCGCGCACTTCAGCATTAGATACATCGTAGGTTGCGGCGGGAATGGCCCGAGGTGCAAATACATTTATGATGTTGTTAGCGGTGCCGCCGATGGAGCTATCGGTGAAGATTGTGTTGATCAGATTCTCTGAAATTGGGTCAGTTGCTGTCACGCCACGCACAATCGTAGGGCCACTATCAAAGTTGCTATTTGCCGGAACGGTAATTTGGAAGGTCGTTCCTGAGGAAGTAATGGTCTCTGGCTGAATGTAGACATTTCCTGTTCCAGCCGTTGCTGTTCCTGTTGCCGCATAGCTAAATTCGTTTGATGAGACCACAGTGATAGCCACATCTTGTGCTTGAAAATTGCCGCCAGCTCCTCCGCCATTGACATATTGAATTGAGGCTGTCCCACCAGTTACTAACCCGTGCGAAACACTGGTGGTGATGTAGTTCGTTTTCGTTGCGCCAACCGTCCTTCTTACAGCGCCACCAACCTCAATGAATCGGCGCTGCTTGCCGAGGGTATAAACAAATATGCGATCAAGAAGGCTGGTCAGGTCCTGCATTGCAATGTCTGCGATCACGCCCTGTCCAGAGCCGCTCATTCGTGCAGTGATGTTGGAGACAACGGTGGTGAACAGGATGTCGCTGCCATCTGCAGCAGGCGTCGTTCCTGTTTCTTTCTTTACAAGCCTCAGCCGCGCCTGATCAGGAATTAGTTGGAACCACGGTCCATCTGCGCCCACGTCATCTTGTGCGACCGTGATGGAGCTGCTTGCTCCAGAGCCGTCTCCGCTGATGGCGAACTGCATTGCGTCTGGACGGATGTAGAGCGCACCCTCTTTGGCTGCGCCTGTGTAGTTGATCAGTGGGTTCAGCAGGTCGTAGCTGATACACGCCGAGCCGGTCACGCCTGTTCCGGCCGTGCCAGACGATGTGTAGGTGAAGGTCGTTCCCGATGTGACGGTTGCCTCAAACACGCCGTTCATTGACGTGCCGGCGACTTCAGTCGCGCCTTCCATTTGAATGTAGGCGCCAGTCGTAATGCCGTGCGGGGTCGCCGTCGTGACGGTGACGGTTCCAGACGACCTGACCGCTGATGAAATTGTGGCGAGGTCAATCCATAGTTGAAATGGTGCCGTCGCCATCGCTAGCCTCGTCCAGGAATGGACTGCCCAGTGTTCGTTCGCGCCTGCAGGCCGTAGTAAAGATCAAGGCTGCTGGCGGCATTGGTGCCGATCACGATATTTGCTCCGATAGGTCCGTTCGGGTATCCAGACGACCCTCCAGTCATTGGCGATCCGCCGTATGTCCCGCCGCCTCCAGTAAAAGTTGGGAAAGCAGCTTGCTCTCTTGATTTGCCGCCAAGCCGATCAAGCAACTTGATTGCCTCGGTCGCCAAGTTGATTAGAAATGTGATCACTTCAATGACGCCGTTGATGATTCCAAGCAGAAGCTCAAACGCCCCACCAATCGCAGAGACTGCAATTGCGAGCGGACCATCTCCGTCATCCCAAAGTGCAACCACGAGGTCGCCGACTTTGCCGAGTAGTTTGCCAACGTTGTCCGCAAGTTCTTGAATCTTTGGGCTGAGCTTTTCTCCGATCGGTCCGACGACGGCAAGCACGGAGTCAACAAAGCCTCCTTTTTCAGTGAGCTTGGCGCCAGCGTCAAAGATGACATCTCCAAGCGTGGTCATCAACTCCTCGGTGATCGGCAAGACATTAGTTGTCAAAAATCCGAGGGCGTCGGTGACGGCTGGAATAAATCGACCGCCGAGCGCGTCCATTTGCTCCCCAAACTCGATCTGAGCAGTCAGCAACTTGCCGCCCACACTGTCAGCAAGTTCTTCCGCAACAGGAAGGAACTTCTCGTTCGCTTGCTTCAGGATGTCGGTGACGGTGGCGCCCTTCTCAATCGGTCCGATTAGGGCGGCAAGTCCGCCCGTTTGGCCCTTTGCAGCCTTGCCGATCAACCCCATTACGGTCGCCATATCCTTGCCGGTCACGGACGAGATCGCAGCGGCAGTGGCGTTCGCCTTCAACAAGTTGTTCTGACCCTTGAAGAATCGTGAGCCGACCTCTAGCCCAGCGCGAACATCGTCGTCCGTCTTGCCGAATCGCTGGAACGCCTTGATCTGCTCTTCAATCTTTGGCCCGAGTTTGTCTAGCTCAAAGCCTCGCGCCTTGAGTGCGGCGTTGGTGAGGATGGTTGAACGCTGATCCTCAATCGCACCCTTGACGCTTGCGACCACGAAGCCAGCAAGAGCAGTAGCTGCCACGGCTGCACCGGCGGCAATCGCCTTGAACGCAGCTCCAGCCGAACTCTTAAGGCTCCCCATCGCCTTGCCAATGTCGCCAATCGGACCAGTGGCGGCATCCTTTGCGGCGATGACGAAGTTCGCGGAACGATCAGACCCGAATGCCATTACTCACCTTCTCTTGAACTTCAAGATCGTGGCGCGAAATGCGCCGTTGTTGAAGAATGATTCTACCGTCTTCGCCATCGCCTCCATCGCAGTCTTCTGGTGCGCTTCGTTCTTAGAGACGCGCGTGACGAATGGGTTGGCTGGAACTGCCTTGACTGCCTTCGGCCCGTTCTTAGTCTGGCGCACGCCGCTGATCCCAGAGGTCACAAACCAGCGATACCACGCTCCACCACTTCCACCATCTCGGCTGCGTCCAGCCCTCGGACCGACTACTGCCGCAGGCGTGTTGAACCGTGCGCGGCGTGCAGTGACCGACTTGCGGAGGCGCCCTGGCGTCTTGGTGGTTCTGCCGACTGGAGCCTCTGCCCGCATCGGCTTTACCATCGTCCGAGCTGCGTTCAGGGTCGCAATGCTCAGGAGGCGCTTATAGGCGCTAGGGTTTGCGCCTTCAAGGAAGCCGAGCTGCAATGCCTTGTAGTTCGAGTCCACGTCAAAGGAGATCGTCAGTCGGTCAAGCGAGTTAGCGGCCATTCTTCTCCTTAGGCTGAAGGTCGGACATCAGCGCAAGTGTACGAGCGAAGTCCTCCGCCTCCCAATCTAAAACCTCGTGTGGTGGGATGTGGAACTCTTTGGCGATCAGGTGCGCTGCGATTAGAGGATGCGGCGAAATTGTCCGACCCGCCGCCAGCCGCTGGGCGTCGAGTCTTATCGAGGGGGGAGTGCTGCTACCGCGTCGCTCCACTTACCGATGGCGTCGGTGAGCGCATCCATCGGTGCGTCAAGCACGGTTGCCGCCGGTTCTCCAGTCTCGTCAAGAAAGTTGTGGTTCACAACGAGACGATCAATCGCCTTCATTGAACGCTCCACATTTCCACTCTGAAGCTCAATGAAGATCCTTGCCGGGACTCCCTCGGCACGCATCGTTGCCTTCCAGCCATCAAAGGGCGCTGAGAGGTTTACTTCAACGGTGCGAAACTGTGGCTTGCTCTGGCTCATCTAGCCTCCTCCTCTGCTACTAGCTTGAACTTACGGCAACGCCGCCAAGTCGCTGTTCACGACGATGCGAAGGCTCTTCGCGCTCACCGTGTCGTAGACCAGCGTACCAGTCACGGCCATCGTGGTCAGACCATCTTCGGCGCCAGCCATCTGCTGAACTTCTGTTGGAACGATCATCGCAAGGATGTGTGCCGAGTAGGTGCCGTTGCTCCAAGTCAACCGCACGCCCTTCGGCGTAGCTGCCTTGTATGCGTCGTACCACGTAGAGACTGCACTCGCGGTGCTGCTCACTGTCATCGTCAGCGTGCCGCTGAATGGGTTGCTCTCGCTGTGCGTGCTGAATACGGTCGTGCCTGCGAGGTACGACTGGCGCGTGATCCCTGCGTTGAACTCTAGTGAGAAATCAAGCAGGTACTCGTATGCCGTGCCGTCTGCCGTGCCTGGGAAGGTTGAGCCGTGCTGAAATGCGTTCCAAAGGCGTCCCGACATAAACGGCGAGGTTGGCGTGCCTTCGGCGAGTGTCGCGCTGTTCTTGGCGATCTGCTGCGCGAAGAGATTTGCACTGAGATTCGTGAGTCCGTTGCGGTCGGCCGCAATCGTGATTGACTCAGCCAAGCAGTAGTTCGCGGCGTATGCCTGCGTGCCATCCGTTGCGATCAACGTGTAGGAGGTCGGCGAGTTCGCCGCTGTCATCGAGTAGTCGTAGTCCCACTCGTATGGCGCAGCCGTGCCTGAAGGCGTATCGGTGCGCGTCATTGAAAGCCAGAGTGGAAGTTCGCCGACGCTCACGGCAGGGACGGTCGCGCTGAGCGTTGGCTCAACGGAGACGATCGTGCCGGTGGAGCCGATGAGCGGGTTGCGAAGCGCAACGGATCGCTCGGTTCCAAGTTCAATCGTTGTGCCTTCGGAGATGACGCCAGTTGGCGTCACGAGCAGCTTGCGGCCGCCGCTGGTCAGCGTCGGGATAGTTCCAGGCGTCGCCTCCTTGAAGGCGATCAGTTTGCTGAACAGTACGTTCCCTGCGGATGCGGCTGGCATTAGTCGTTCTCCTTGTCTTCAGCCGCTGGTGCGGCACGCTTGGCGATTCCTGCTGCGATCCAAGCCTCTGCCTGAACCACAGGTGCGCTGATGATACTACCGTCGGCAGGCAGACCAGCCACAAACTCTCCCTGTGGGATTGAGCCTGGCACGAACTGCACGTCAATGTGGCTGATCACTGGATAGGTCAGAGGCTTCTTCAGGTCAGGCACTGGTTGCAATCGCCTCCACGCTTGAGACTTCAACCGTCGCGGTGATCGTCAGGAAGTCGGCGTCGCCCCACGTATCGGTGCCGATGTTGGTGGAGGTCACGCTTGCCTGCGCCACCCCACTTGCATTGTCCAGTGTCACACCGTCAATGAAGGCGTCCCGCAGCCACGTTCGCCACGTCATCAAGTCTTCGTACTTGCGTGCAAGGTCAGCCTGCGGCGTCACATAAATCGTCACATTGAGCGTCAGCGTGATCTGCCGATTGGAAGCGCCATAGGCAACCGTGTCATCGCCTGGGATAATCACCACAGCAGGAGCAACAGCAATATTGTCTGGCGGATAGGCGTGAACCCTACGCAACGCATATCCGACTGGCGAGGGCGTGCTTTCAAGATGCTCACGAACCGCCTCGATTACTGTCTTGTCTGAGAAGCTCATCCGACCAGCGCCTTGACTTCATCCTCGGTCAAGCCGAGCGCTGCAAGTTTTGCGCGTGCGGATTCTTTTGCTGCTGCAGCAGCCTCTTTAGCAACAAGGCGCTCAGCGTTCGCTGCGGCTGCGGCAGCCTGATCCAGCGCCTCCTGCGCCAGCTCCTCAGCGGTAGCGTCTCGCTGGATAATTTCGCCTGTAGTGGCGTTTACTTCATAACGCATTAGGACACTCCATATAGATAGAAGGTTCCAGTAATAGTTTCGTTTCCATTTTGTCTTTCAAATTGAATACTGGTAATTGCTGTTCCGCTTGAGCCGTATGCCCCGTTGATTCTCACCTCAATCGGCACGGCGCCTGCTTCATACCAACCGTATCCACTACTTGCAATTTGCCTTGCAGCAAGCGATGTATCTGCGTAATCATAAATAACCACCTGTCCATATCCCATTTTGCTTCGAGTCGTAACGTCGTGGCACCTCGGAATCATTGACGCTGATGCGTCATCTACGCCCCAAACGGCTTGGTTGGTTTTGAGTGCGTAACCGTCGGCATTTCCCTCTTGTCTGAATATTGTCGAGCTATAAACAGTTCCAGAATTACTGTTCACTCGCAGTCCCCAATAGCCATTGTTATTGTTCATAGTGCAGTTGAACCAACGAACAATAAGGTGCTTGTAGGAACCTGAAATGCTAGTAAACGAAACAGAGGTTGCGCTGCTTGGCGTCGCTGTTCCAAGAACGGTAAGCCCACCGCCGCCGCTCGGCGTCGTCCACGCTGGCACACCAGCGGCGATACCAAGCACCTGACTCGCCGTTCCAATCCCTAGTCGAGCGACTGTCGCCGAGCCAGAGGCGTACAGAATGTCGCCTGCTGCCGTGACCGTATTCTTCGGGATTGCCGTGCCAGCCAAGTCATAGGCTGACTTGACGCTGTTTGGCGTGGCCGCCGTTGTGGTCGAGGTAGACGAGGTTGAGTCGGTGAGCGTCGTGACGCCGTAGACGGCGCCAGTTGCCGCAGTGCCAGGAGCAGGAGTTGGCGTGATCCACTGCGTGTTGTAGTCCGTTGCGTCAATCTTGGCGAGAAGCTGCCCTGCGGTTCCCCCTACGACAACGCCGGAACCTGCAGGACCTGTTGCGCCTGTTGCGCCCGTCGCGCCCGTCGCGCCAGTTGAGCCAGCAACACCTTGCGGGATGCTGAAGTCAAAGATTGCTGCGCCAGACGATCCCACGTTCGTGACCGTGGCGTTGGAGCCAGCGGTGCCAGTGATAACCGTGCCGACCGCGATTGTCGCAGCAGCACCAGTTGATCCTGTCGCGCCTGTGTTTCCAGTATCACCCTTGTCTCCCTTGACGAGCACAAAGTCAAAGACAGCGGCTGATGACGAGCCTGTGTTGGTGACTGCAACTGCGGTGCCTTGCGTGACGTTGCCTACGGCGATGGTGGCCGCTGAGCCTGCCGCACCAGTTGATCCAGTCGCACCAGTTGCTCCTGTGTTGCCAGTGTCACCCTTGACGAGTACGAAGTCAAAGACCGCAGCGGAGGAGGAGCCTGTATTGGTCACCGCGACGGCAGTACCCTGCGTGACTGCGCCAACGGCGATGGTGGCGGCAGAACCCGCTGCGCCTGTGGCGCCTGTGTTGCCTGTTGCCCCTGTATTTCCTGTGTCGCCCTTATCGCCCTTATCGCCTTTGACAAGTGTGAAGTCAAAGATTGCAGCGGAACTTGATCCGCTGTTGGTCACCGCAACGGCAGTGCCTTGCGTGACGGTGCCAACTGCAATCGTGGCTGCAGAGCCAGCAGCGCCTGTTGCGCCGGTAGCGCCAGTCGCGCCAGTCGCTCCTGGCACCAACACAAAGTCGAAGACAGCGGCTGAGGAGGAGCCGGAGTTAGTGACAACAGGCGCAGTTCCTGAAGTGGTAGTGCCGACGGTAATCGTGGCGGCTGATCCTGCGGCTCCTGTCGAACCTGTGGCGCCAGTGTTGCCAGTGTCACCCTTATCACCTTTGACAAGTACGAAGTTGAATACGGCAGCCGATGAGGAGCCGCTGTTCGTGACGGCAACAGCCGTCCCCTGAGTGACCGAACCGACAGCAATGGTTGCAGCAGAACCAGCAGGACCTGCGGTACCCGCTGGACCAGTTGCGCCTGCAGGACCTGTCGGACCCTGCGCGCCTGCGGGTCCAGGTGCCTGAACGACAATCTCTGTGCGCGTGTCGTTGATCGCAATGATCTGCGTCGTGAGTTCAACCTCAACGCTCATCGCGTCACCTCTGGCGTGACGGTCGCGGCTCCTTGTAGCAATCGAGTCACTACCCCAGCAGCGCTCACAAGTTCAAGATCGTAAACACCGCTGAATGGCGCGGTAAGCCCAGCAGTCGTTGTTGCGGAGATGACGATGGCAATCGTGCCAGCCGATCCTCCAAGCGTGATGCCAGATCCGTTCGTCAGGCTGACGACGCTGCTTGTGGACGAGTAGGTTTCACGCACTTGCATCCGCGCGCTGTAGCCGGTCAGGTTGATCGCGGTGCCTGCTGAGTCCTTCCACGTAATCGTCAGCTCAAACGTCGCGCCCTGGTTGATCGTCAGGTCAAAGCTATTGCCGAGCGCCATCAGCGTGCCAGCCCTTCGCGCTTTCGGTACGCCTCAAGAAGCACCTGCGCTTCAGGGTGCAGTGCGCGTGTTTGGCGAAGGATGCCGCCGAGGTCTTGCGAGCCGATCACGCCGAACGGCGAGGTGCGGCTCGACCAGACTGCGCCCGCCTGAATGATTGCGGCTTGCTTGACTGCGCTTGGGACTGCTGGCCAGCCGAAGACGCCGACCACCTTCACGCCGCGATAGACGTCGCGTGGGAAGTTGCGCGGCCACGTGACCGACACGTCAATCTCGTTGTACGGCCAGCCGTCAAGTGCGGCGTTGCCAGGCGCAAGGTTGTAGTCGGTGTTTACCGTCCACGTCGTCTCGTAGGTGCCGTTGCCGTCGTCATCCGTGGTCAGCGTCGTAATGCTCACGAGGTCATCAACGAGGACGTACTTGTATTCCTCTGCCGTGTAGTAGCGCGTCTCCGTCGCCTGACCGAAGCCTTGCTTGCGGTCGGTGTAGAGGTCAATGAGTGCGTCGGTTGCATCGAGTACGGACTGCAACGCCTGATCGTCGGCGGAGTCGCTGATCCCGATGGCGCTCTTGAACTCTGCGAGTGTTGCGTATGACATTTAGATGCCTCCGACTGACAGGACGGTCAAGATTTGGTTGTTGTTCTCGGCGATAGCATAGAGCGTCTGTCGCTCCATTAGCCGGATTGTCACGTGTTCGCCCTTGCGTAGCACAAAGCCATTGGCAAGGCTCACGTCTGAAGCGCCGATCAACACGTCCTTTGAGTTGTTGGCGAGTGCGTGCAAGTGAACCTCCGTTCCAGCGACGCGACCCTCGACAACGCTGGCAGCCGCAGTCCCCACGCTCATCTGCCTAGACGCTAGATACTGAGTCACTCGTCAATCCCTCTTTCCCGCTCTCTAAGCGGCGTTCGCTTCACGGTGGCTGTATTGCCCCACCTGACCACAATGGCGCGCTCTACGTGGCTCGTAGGTGCCTCTGCGTTGATTTTAGCAGCGCCCTTGCGCCCCAGTTTCTTCAGTCTCTTCCAGATGTCCATTTCCCCTCCTGATGCGAACAGGGAGCCGAGCCGAAGCCCGACTCCCTGCCGCTCAACCTAAGCGTCTAAACGATTAGACGTTGGCTGACTGATACGACTTGACTGCGCTTGCCTGAGCAAGACCAGTCGCGCCGCGAACTTCCACCTTGTAGGAGATCAGGCCGAGGTTCCACGCGAACTCGCGGGAAACTTCAACTCGCACGCCGCCCACAAGAGCGGTGTAGATCTGCCCAAGATCACCGAAGAGGATCGCCCCTGCGGTGTTGTCCGTCAGGTCAATAAGCGCTGCGCTGTAGACAGGCGCTCCGAGGAGTCGGTCTGCCACATTCGCGTCACCTGCGCGGAAGATCGGCTGGCCCGTTGTATCAACGAGACCAGTGACCACACCGAGC